CATTTGTTCAGCTTGTGCTTCTCCTGCACCACCACCCATGTTTAAAAATGCTGTAGGTTGTCTTCTGCTTTGTCCTGCAGCAGATCTTCTGTAATCTTCTTCATCTTCATCTAAGTAACCACCACCTGCATAGCCTATTCTTCCGCCATCAGCTGCGTTTTGTGTGTAAAAATTTTGATTAACATATTTTTTATTTGGCATATAATCTAAACCAACACCAGCCTGACCTTGACCGCTATAAAAATTCTTAGCACGTTGTACTTGGTATCTTGGATCCATTTGATCTATTGGACCATCGTCCTCGTCATCTCCGCCACCACCCATTAATAGAGGGGCCATACTTGCTACACCTAAACCAGTCAGAGCTGTTCTACCTGCACTAAAATTACCCTCTTTGTCATTAAATAATCCAGCTAATAATCCTCTCTTACCTTCAGCACTGCCACCAATACCTGAAGCACGACCTAGATTCATGAGATTACCAAAACGACTTAAACCTTGGCCGCCAGTAAACATACCAGAGCCACCTAAAAATTTTGCTCCACCTAGCATATAACCACCACCAGCTATTAAAGCAGCTTTACCTAATGGACTCTTAGCAATTTTCTTAACACCACGGAAAGCTTTCTTTACAAGTTTTCCTAAACCGTAGTTCTGTCTTGGAGCATCTAAAGCTCCTAAGCCGCCTTGCATTTGTTGTGGTTGTTGCATTCTTGAAATTGCCATAATTTAATCCTAGTTTACCTGTTCTACTTTGTTTCTGCAAACAAATCAAGACTTGGCATGATAACTTTTACGTCCTGTGCCATGTCTTCGTTCTTAAAACCCTTGGCTTCCCAGTCTTTTCTTTCCTTAAAAACCTCACCAGTCTCAAGGTGTCTGTATGTTGTAATAACTTCTTTTGCCTGTATTACCGGTATAGTTTTATCCATTAGTCTATTTTTTCCTTTTTGATGTTTAAGTAGCTGATAGCTATATCAAACGAATCTGTAGTGCTCGCTTGTACTGTAAAGGTTTTTCCACCTTCTACTATCAACGGTTGGGTTAATAATTCTACTGTAACATTAGCAGCAAGTGCTACTGATTTAATAGCTGTAATACTGTTATTAGTTACAGTAACCGTTGGTGTCGACGCAGATGTAACAAGTAATGATTTAATAACTATAGTTTCATTAATTAAAGGATTACCTGCACCTAATGGGACTAATGCATTACCTGTTGTATCATTATCTATACCTTTAAATTTATACTGATTTACTACTGCCATTATTATAAAAGACTAACTATGCCCCCTCCAGCTTTTTTTGTTTTCATTTTATCATTATATTCTTTAATAAGTTTTTCTGATTCTTCTTTGGAAAAAAATTTACCAAAAGGATTGGTACCTGTTTCTATTGCAACACCTTTCATATTTCTAATAAAATCACCTATACCCCCCTCCATATCAAAAAAATCTTGGTCTTTATTTTTCATAGAATCTATTATGGCATAAGCTAAACCATCTGGAAGAGATTCAAAAAATCCTCTATCTGTCATTTTTGCATAATCCATACCACTTAATAAATTATATTTTCTAGCGTCCTCTTTATTACCCGAACTAAAAGATGCTAGGTAATTAGTATTATCAAAATGTTCTTTTAAACCAGGCATGTTTTCTAACCTGTCATTCATGTTCGCTTGGTAAACAGCTTCAGCAAAACCTACTGGTGCTTTACCGTTTCCACCCATACTTAGTTGTTCAAATTCGTCGTATACTTTTCCCATTATTCTAAAAAGAAAGCTCTCGCTTCTATCTCCTGTTTAAGTTCTTCTTGAAAAGATGTATTTAATTTTGTAATCACGCCATCAAGATCTCTAACCAATGATTGAAAAGTTCTTTCCTCGTATTCTTTACTTGCTCGAGTTAATGATTGTACAATTTTTGCCATTATAAAATACTTGCTAGTCCTCCGTTTTTAAAATTAACTCTACCACCAAAGAAGTATCCTACTCTACCACCATCGGCTCTGTGCATTGCATAGCCTCTTTCAGAACTAGCTTGGTTACTTTTACCTGTTGGGTTGCTTGAGGTGTCAGGACCACTTACAGAAAAATCTCTACCATCGCTTTGTTGTTGGGCTTTATATTCATTTGCTAATCTGTTTGTAATAGCATTTGCTTCTCCTCTGTTTTCTGCAGACGCTGCTGCAATTTTATCTTTTTTATCTTGTCTAAAATTATTAATTACTACTGATTCTCTAAATTTTTTTGCTTTAAATGCTTTATTTTTTATATCTGCTAACTCTGCTTTTTCGTCGTCAGTTAAATCTGCAAATTCTTTATCATATATATCTAGTTGACCTTGTTCGTAACCCTTACCTGTAAAGTTTTTACCTGTTGAAGTTTTCATACCACTGGATCCTGAAAATAACATTCCTTGGTTTGCTAAAGCGTTGTACTGTTCTTTTTGAGCATCACTTAATCCAGCTACACCATAACTTCCACCACCTGGACCATTTGGATTGTCAGGAAGCATACCTTTTATAAATTTTGCTCCTCTTTTTATAGTACCGATCCCAGGTATAAAATCTGTTATTGTATCTATTGCTTTACCAAGACCACTTTTTTTTCTTGTTATATAGTTACCCTGTGCATCTTTAGAAACAGTACCCTCTAAACTAGTTGAAGTATCTCTACCTAAATAACCTAAATCTACAGTATCATCATAAGGACTTGTGTACTGTCCCTGTGCCCCGTAGTTTTGTCGGTTGTCTTGGATTAAATCATTTCTAGTACTCATTATTTCTGCTCGTCTTTCAGGAGTCATAGGAGTCATGGCATTATTAGAAGAGGCTAAATTATATTGAGATTGAGCTCTAGTTATACCAGGATTATTTGGTTGAGGATTAAAAGTTCTTACATTAACTTCACTTACAGGAGAACCATAACCAAAAGCATTTCCTGATTGATTAAAACTATTACCACCACTATTTGTAAAAGCATTAGTGTTAGGTATACCAAATGTTTGTGCAATTTTTTGTTCATTAACAGTGGGTGCCGTATAACCTAATCTATATTTTTCTTGAGGTACAAAATTCATACCTGAATTATAAATATCTTGATCTCCTTTATTATAAAAAAGTGGTGCAGCCATTATCCTCTCCGTCCGTCAGGCATTATATCTAACCTAAATGTACCTAGCTTCCAATTTTGTGCACTAGATATATTAGAAATTTGTAAAGCAATTGCTCTAGCTCTGACTCTTGTATCTTGTTTTGTTTGAGTTGTCTTTATATCAAATGGTATCACCACAGGTACATTAATTGGGTAGTCTGTAGTAACTAGAGAAACTCTAGTGTCTCCTACTTGTTCAATAAAATCTGGAATAATACGACTAATTTTTGCAATGTATTCACCATCACCTCTAATGTCTGGCATACCAATACTCTGTCCTGTACTACTTCTTTTCTGTGTAATATCAAATTCACCTGATTTAATAATTCCTTTTAATGGAGTAACTACCCCTCCTGAATCAATTTGATCAGTCCCTGTTTCATGTTCATAATATATTGTACAGCCATCAGTATTACCCTGTACGTCATAAGAAGCATTGCTATCAGGATCATAATAGTTTGCATGTGGGTTTTTAAACACAGCAGAATCTGCCCAAGAAGCTCTTGGTAAACCTATTTTTGTAGCAGCTCCAGCAGAATTAGTTTCTGTTGTTGTTGAACTTACGGTCCATACTGGTCTCTTATCACTTGATTCTAAATAATTATATGTGACTGCTCTGTCAATTTGATTAACTCCATCACTACAATAAAACCAATTTACTTCTGTGAACAAATTGTTTAGCCCACAGTTAATTAAATCTCGTGCTGTAGTATTTAAATTATCGTAAACATAATCTTCAACAAAACAAGGCATAGATTTTAATTGACCATCGTATCTAAAGAAACCATTTTCTGACATCCAATAAGCAACACCATCGACTTCAACGCAAGCATTCTTACCAATCAATCCACAATTGGTTCCTACTTGTTGGAATGAGAAAGTAAAAGGTTGACCCACAAATTGCATTAAAAATAATCCTGTGTCGGTCCATACATAGATTGCATCTCTACCTTTAATAGCCCCCATAATTTTAGAACCTGCAGCTAATCTTTGTGTACCAGCAGTATTTTCTGCCGTAACTGTATATGAATCTGTTTGATCAATACTTTCTTGAGAAGAGAATCTTATAAACATATCGTCTTGAGTTGTTGTATCACCAACAGTTGTTTCTGTTCCAAAAAATACTAAGTGTCTATCAGGTGTAGATACTAATACATGTCTAGATGCAGTAGGAGCATTTGGTATAATCGTTGCTCTAATTGAAGTAGCATTTGCCGGTTGTGCATCCCATTCAAAACATGCACCATTATAAATAAGTGCAATTAATTTTGTACCAAAATTATCTAGAACCCATAAACCAGGATTAAGAGTTACATCATCTGTAGATGATTCACCCCATGCAACAAAAGCTGAAATATTACTTACTGTTACTCCTCCACTATGTAGAGCTTTTGTAGTTCCATTTGCACCTCTAGCTCCGCCACTTAAGGTCCCTGTTGCCTGGTCATTGTTTGTATAACTAATGTCCTCTGTACCAATTCTAATTTCCCCCGAATCAGGAAACGCTGTTGAGTTTGTTAGAACTATATCAGTTGTTGTAGTATTTGTTAAAGCTGTTGCTAATGTAGTAGTTGCAATACCGGAAGTAGTTCCACCAAAATTTGCTGTACCCCAACCAAACCCACCTAATTGTTGTGAAGGACCTACATGATAAAAAGCAGCACCTTTACCATCTCCAGAATTATTTAAAGGAGTTCCTGTTTCATTGGCTGGCATTGTAATTGTAATTGTTGTAGCTGTTGGCACGGATGTTGCCATAAATTTTTTGTCTTCAAAAGAAGCGTCGTTAAAAGTAGAACCTACTGCAGTAACTCCGCTAACATCATTGAATAATATAATATCATCTTCC